TGTACTCATGCTAAGTCTCCTGACACATTAGTGTCTGTATGACTATAATCAGCTACAGTATTAGTTAAATATAAACTTCTAATTTTATATCCAGAAGTTTGCCAGTGATAAGGTCTTTGTAAGTTCATAGTTGAACTTGCACTATTGTTATTGTTACCGAGCAAGCCTGCAACAGCATAACTTACGTTATTCATAGCATTTGTAAAATTTATTTCTTGTGTACCAGAAGAAATATCAGTTATGGATCCCGTATTAAAACTGTCTGAAATTGAAGCAGAATCATGAACTGTCCAACTTTTAAGTAATCCTTGTTGTAAGTCAGTTGTGGTATTACCACCCTCACTTTTAACAGAACCAGTAAAACCTGTGCTACCACGACCTGTTATATTGTCTACTTTTAAACTACTCACGATATCACCAACCTTCCACCACTGTTCACTGTCAATGTAACACCACTATCTACAGTAATTGTTCCTGTTACCTGTGCATTTTCTGTGGCTAGTATTGTAGTATTAGCAGTTAAATTTTGTGCATTTGTTCTAAACAAACCACCTGCTTTGAAGTTACCTTTGTTCTCGGCTGCAGGTGTTACAGAACCTCTAGTAGACTCAAGAAAGTACACAAAGATATTGTTAGTGCCACTTGAAGGTGCTGCACTAAATGTCAACGTAGAGCCATCAGGTACAGTGTAAGCAGATGTATCTTGTACGACACCATCCACACTTACAAGTATCTCTTGTACAGAGCCTATAGTTCTTCCTAGAGCAAATGTAGTATCACTTCCATCACCATTGAATCTTACGACTGCAGGTGGTTGTTGAAATGCTACTGCTAGAGGATTACCTAACAATGCCATTTTATGTTATCTCCATGATTGATACTGTTATATCTGTAGCACCTGATGCTGTAAGTTTAAGTACATCAGTTGCTTCCATAACGACTTTGTTACCTGCGAGTAGTTCAAGGGATGAACCTACAGGTACAGGAGCATTGGTGATTAACTCAACGTCTTGGTTTGCTTCGTTGTTTGCACCTGCTCTGTTTGATGTGTCTGAACTTAAAGTAACTGTGGCAGTAACTTGACTTGTTGTTGTATTACCGAGCATGATTCCTAGTACAACTGTTGTTGTTGAACCTGCTACAGTGTAAATGACATCTTCGCTAGTTACCCCTGCTTTAGTTACTACTTTAAATGTATTTGCCATTTGTTTTTCCTTTTATATAATTATACTCGGTTTTGCTTGATTTGTCAAGTAAAATTACCCGAGGGCAATCGCTAATGCAGTAGGGTCTTCTGTTGAGAACCCTGCACTAGATAAGTATGTTTTAACATCTGTTAATGCTACTTGCTTCATTGTACCATTGTCATTTGTTACCACTCTGTCTGCATCAGCTAATGTTGTAGAAGTAGCAGACGTATCACCATCCATGATATTTAATTCAGCAGCAGTTGATGTAATAGAAGTTCCTGCTATCTGTAGTGTTGTTGCATTTACTTCACCACTAGAACCATATATAACTGCTTTGCTATTTACTATTGTACCTGCAGATGAACCATCAACTAAGTTTAACTCTGAAGCAGTTGATGTAACACCATCTAATATGTTAAGTTCTGCAGTTGTAGATGTTACTCCATCTAATAGATTTATTTCTGTTGCAGTTGCAGTTACTGCTACATCTTCGTTTATCTTTGGACTTGTTAGTGTCTTGTTAGTTAGTGTAGCAGTTGATGCAGTTGAAACTAAGTCAACGTCACCACCTGTACTTGGTAATGTTAAAGTGTTTGATGCACTTTCTGAATGAGGTGCAGCTTGAAGTGTCTGTGCGTGTGCATTACCTGACTCACAGTAAAACTTTATCTGTGACCTTGAACCTGAGTTCTTTAGGTCAATCAATCCTGACTCAACGCCAACATTACCATCAAGTAAAACTTGTCCTGAACCTTTTGGTGTTATCTTTAAATCAATATTTGTATCACCACCTGTTGCAGATAATTCAGGTGCATTGCCTGTTGCAGCGTTTGTTACATCAAACTGATTGACTGCAGAAGCAGTTGTTTGGAATATAATCTGCTCGTTACCATTTTCGTCTGCAATAAAGTGTGCATCATCAATAAGTATGTTATGTGAGTTAGTATCTAAGTTACCACCTAGTTGTGGTGATGTATCTGCCACAACATCTGTTATACCACCAAGAGCAGAGGATATAGATGCTAATGTAGTTTTTCTTAATGCACTAGCACTTGCATCATGTATAAGTATCGTATCGTTAGATGTATCTAAAGATGTCTCTGCAGTTTGTCCTGTAATGACATTTGCATTTACCATTGCAGTTTCTACTGCATCATTAGCGATTGTTACTGCACCATTAGATGCTATAGTAACATCACCTGATACTGCTACAGGATTAAAGTTAGTTCCGTCTGCAACCATGATATGACCACTAGTATTAGTACCCATAGTCAAGTCATCGCCTGTTACAGTTAAGTCACCTGTAACAACTACGTCACCACTGAAAGTAGCTTTACCATTTAGAGCCATATCAATGTCAAGAGCAGTTATTGCACTAGAACCATCTGTTCCTTTTATTGCAAAGTTTTTATCTGCAGTGCTTACAGTTAACTCTACATCTGTTGAGTTGTTTGCTATATCAAGTATTGATGTGCCACCATCCTTGAATATTACATTACCACCATCTGCATCTAAAACAATGTCTGTGGTAGCATCTAGTGTTATAGTAGAACCTGAATCTATTTCTGCAATTACAGGAGTTGTTAAAGTTTTATTTGTAAGTGTCTTTGATGTTGCAGAAAAGTATGTATCTAAATCTGTAACAGCAACTTGCTTCATAGTTCCTGCATCGTTGTAAACAACTCTGTCTGCATCTGCTACTGTAGTTGATGTAGCACTAGTGTCACCATCTACAATATTAAGTTCGCCTACTACAGAAGTTATACCATCAAGAACATTAAGTTCATCTGTAGTAACTGTAGCACCATCTAGTATCTCTAGTTCTGCTTCAGATATACCTGCAGAACCTATTGTTACTGTTCCTGCAAAAGTTACGTTAGCACCATCAAATGTCATAGCAGTTGTACTGCCTGACTTAATTATTAAGTTGCCACTAGTATTTGTAAGAGAAGCAAACTGTGTTCCACCATCTTTAAGTACAACATCTCCACCATCTGCATCTAAAGTTATATCACCTGCAGTATCTACAAGAACTGCACCATCTGCTACTAAATCTAATTGTCCATCTGTACTTGAACTGATGTGTATAGCTGTATCTCTGAACTGTAGCTTCTCTGTAGAAGCGATAAGTATGTCATCACTAAATTCAAAATAATCCTCGTCTTCTTTCCATGTCAAAACACCATCATTTGATTCACCATCAAATGTGACTGCTATATCTGTACCTGCAGTGCCATCACCTATTGTGATTGCAGTTCCAAGTAATTTAGTTATAGGACCACCTTCTGCAGTCGTACCATCGTGAGTATGTCCTGTACTCGCTGCAAAGGCTGCTAATAACTGATTAAACTCATCATTACTATGAGCAGCAGTTATTATGTCTCCATCAGTAAATGTGGATTGTCTAGTGTATGTAGCTCCCATTTATCTTCTTGCTCCTACTTGATATTCTAATCCAAAACCTCTTAACGCATATGGTGCAGAAGTTCCGTTGTCGTTAACTCTAAGTGCAACAGTAAATCCTGAACCCTCTACAGACTGTCTTAACAATGGCTCTGTCTGTCCACCATATGTTGCAGTTCCATATGTAGCACTTCCATAAACTGCCACAATATCTGCTGCAGACAAAGAGTACGCTGCAGGTCTTGGTGTATCAGGGTCTTCATAGTCATATCTTAAAAACAAATCTGCGTTAACTGAAGACTCAGGTTTGTAACTTACAAGAACACGTTGCATATGTTTACGTATACCTGCATCACCAAAACTTAAATCAGGACTTCTATATTTACCATCTATAGCAGTTCCATCAAAATCGTTACCACTTTC